TTAACTGTACCAGCTGAAGAATTAAAGTTATGTCTTCTTAAAGTAAATTTAATATCTTCGTCCTGATATGATTTCCAGGCAGAGTTATTTGTTGAAGTAAATAGAACACCGTCACCCCAATCTTGAGTAATAGCAGAACCTTTTGATGCGCCTGGTGTTAAATCAATTCCACCAACCTTAGAAGTAAACACAAGGTAATTAGGATCTGATGCATCAGGTTGAATTACAACTGAATATTCTTTTTCTGTATCTAATCGTACAGGTGCGTCAAAAGTAAATGTTGTTGCCGTGGAAGCATCATCAGATACATTAACCGCAGCAGGCAATTTATGAACCGCCGAGAACGGTAATATTTGATTCGTTGGATAACCGTTAACCACTTCTCTTATTTGAACAGTAACACCATTCAATGCAGCCGTTGCACTTGCACCGCCACCTGAATTTACAGGCTTACGTTTAAAGTAAACATCAATATCAGATAAGTAAACTGAATTAGAACCTGCACCCATACCTTTCTTAATAAAGAATGTTTGTGCAAGTGGATCTCTACCTCGAATACGTCGAGCAACGTTTCTTGTTGTTACTGTTGTATTTACATCAAAGTTTGGAGATCTTGTTGAAGTTGTTAAAGATGTTTTCTCAACACTGAAGTTATATGCTCGATAAGTAACGAATCCTTTTGAGGTCGAAGCAGAATCTATACTTGCGTATTGACTTACGTCGGCAATTTCTAATACTCTATCACCTACATAGAATGTTTCAGCAGGTAAGTGGAATACAGCTCTTAACACACCGTTTGCATCTGTTAGAACTGAAGCACCTTTAATTCCCATTCTTGCTACTTCACCAACTGAGTTTGCTGTATTAGAGCCATTCAGAACGTGAGCATCAACATTCACTCCATCAAAGTAGAAGTAATGTCTTTGGTTAGGTCGTAATCCTGACATATAGATTTTAATATCTCTTGATGCCATATATGGTTGGAATCTAAAGTCAGAAACAAAATCACCAACAAAACTTACTTCAGGAGCTGATGCAGAAACATTAATTTCACTTGTTCTTGTTGTGATAGTAGTTGTTTCTAATCCTGCACCACGTCTTCCTCTTCTACCGCCATCACGAACAAAGTTACGTGTAGACGATACGTCAGTCATTGGTATGAATGCTTGAATATCATCAACGAATTCTTGGAAAGGAGTTGCTAAATCAATATCAATAGAAGCAGGGTTAACTGTTGTGTCATAAGCAGCATCGTAAGGTGGAGATATAACTCCATCACCAACATACTTATAGAAGTTACTTACACAGTTTCTAAAGTTAGACGCATAAGGTTGACTGATGATTTCAACATTTGAGTTTCTTCCAATTGTTGCCACCTTTGCGTCATCAGTAGATGGGAATACTGAAGAGCCTGTTGCTGAATCATACTTAAGATCTAACGCAAACGTTTTCAACGAAGGAGTTAATATCTTTTTATTAAATGGTACGGCCGCATTAAATTGTGGATGCGATACTTCTGATAACTGTAAGTTGTTAAAAGGATCTACAACGAAACCGTTCTTAAATCTATTTAAACCATTCTCATCGCGAACAATCATATTTGATGTTTCGGATTCTAATTGGTTCAGCGAAATATAATATGCCATGTTATCAATTTTCTTTTCTAATTGATGCATATCTTTCATTGTGTAATTCTTAATACCAGTTGCTCTTGGCTTAATAGCAAACTCACTCTTATTTAAAACATCAGCTTGCTTCTTAGACAATGCAGGGAAAGTTGGAATCTCAACATTTGCGATTGCTAATTGGTCAGTCTCAATTCTAGGTGGGATAGCGTTTTTCTGTTCTTCACCTTTAATTAAAATAATATCACCATAAGAATCACAAGCAATTGTATCAATTCTTGATAGGTAATGCTCGAGATCAGTTTGTAATGATTGCTGTGCAGCAGGTATTAATGGATTAGGAGCGGTTAAGAAGGTTATTGGTTGCGTTCCTACCGTAACTGAAATTAGTGGTGCCTGTGCAGGTATTGTTGCTGTATAATTTGCATTTGAAATTTTATCTACCTGAGGCCTGAAATCAAAACAATCTCTTAAGTTATATACTTGTCCTGATTCAGATGTATAAGAAGGAATTTCCCAACCTTCTAATGTATTAGGATAACTGTTAATTGTAAAGAAGTATTGTCCAGTTGAAGCGTTCAACTGAAACGCCTTCATTGTTGTATATAGCGCGCCTGCTGGTGGCTTAGGACGACCTTCAATATATTCTATATAAGATATATCGTAATAAGTATCCTTCTGATTTGTTTTTAATCTAAAGCTGTTTGTCCAATCCTCGTCAATACCGCCAGGTCCTGTTGCCTGAGTAATAATTGAAACAATTCCAAATACATCAGGGAAACCTAAACTGTATTTAGTTTGAGATGGAGCATAAGTAGACTGAATGCACGGTAACCTAACGGTTTTATTATAAGGATCAATTCCACCTGAAGAACCTACAAGCCTTTTATTAAAGAATACTTCTACCGACCCATTCAATGATGAGTCACAAACAATATTAAGTTGTGAATTATTTAAAGCAGTAGTTCTACTTACTACTGGATGTTGAACTCCAGCCTGATTAACTAAGATCTCTGAAATTTCATTTGCACAATTAAAATCTTCGCCAGGATTTGCAGTAAGAGTAATTGTACCTCCTGATGCGGTCCCTGATACTTGAGTTCTTACAGGAATATATGTATTTGTAGTTGCGTATAAACCGTTAACGCCAGTGTCAAAGATTAAAGCCTTTCTTGCGCCTTCCTTAATAACCGGAGCTCCAAACCCAGTAAGTTTAAGTGGTATATCACCACTACTATTACCTGAATCGTTTAACTTGGTAACACCTGATAGTGCCTGAGCACCAGTATAGGCAGCATTGTGAATGTATATTCTTGAAGGAGTTATGTTAAGAACGGAAACACCACCGGCAGATTGGCTTGATGCAGTTTGAATATCTGTTCTAACTTGGAAATTAAGATCTACATACCCACGACTTGAAGATGACTGATCTATTTCAAAATAGTTTCCATATTCCATACCAACATTTTGTGCTTCAATTGTTTCAGTTGTTGTTACTTGGTCAATTTGGAATGAACGCTCGCCAGAATTTTCTACTCTATAACCTTTTACATAAGCAGTACCTTGTCCTACAACAACTTGAACTTCTGTATTTGCTGCACCAGAAGGAATACGATCATCTGTACTTAATGGGAATTGATCTAAGATATAGTTTCCTGACTCTTCGTAAGTACGTCGAGCCATCTCTTCGCCCAATACATTATACTGTGATACATCACGAATAGTAATTGCATTACCATTTTGATAACGAACTAATGTAAAGAAGTCAGAATTTGAAGAGGCAGTAGATGTTTCCAATACTGTTAATGTTGGAATAAGTTTTAATCTATCTGCGCCAGGTGCGTTTTCATTTTTAGAACCGTTTGCGTTATCGTATAAGCTTGAATCTTGAATCGCAGAAGTTAACTGTTCTTGAACTAAATAACCAACAGATTTATCATTAGGAGTATTACTGTATTTTTCAACAACTAATCTTTGTTCTGCTGTAAATACAAAATGGCCTTTCTGAAATATAATACCAGGAGCAGCTTCAATACCAAATGCTAGACCTACTGCAGGAGTTGCACCTCCACCATAAACTTCAAGATCTTGGCTTATGAGTGGTTCAGAGGATAAAGTTTCCGTACTAGTTCCACGTAGGAATTTATATCTTGTTAAGACTAATGATTCACCAGCCTGGAATTGAGTCTGACCTAAAACACCAATATTTAAATAGTTAATAAAGAAAGTGTTTAGATTTGGTGGTCTTGTTTGAAATCCTTTTGAAGCCTGAACAATTTCTGCTTTAAGACCTGTTACTTGTCCACGGATTTCGTAAACATAATCAAGTTCAACTTCTTGACCTGCTAATGTTTCAACCGCAGGACCACTAATGTATGATTCTGGGTTAAAGTTTGCTGGTCCTTGATTTAGTTTTACGAATTGAAGATCGTCAAGCTCTGTAAAGTTACATCCTTTTACAACCGATCCTTCCTTAAATACATTATCACCAAACGACTCGACCTGATTTTGCAGTATACTCTGGAGTTGTGTAAGTTCCCTCGCCTGTATCGCGTACCCAGGCTTAAACATAACTCGATAAAACTGCTTTTCGGCATCATAGTCATCGAAGTATGGTGCTTGGTTTAAATTTTTATTAATAGGCATCTTTACTTACGTTCCTTAAAATTCCAGTACAAATTTAAATTCTTCTCTTGAGAGGTCAGTTCTTGATAATGGGAAGAAATCTTCCATGAAATATACCTCACCCGTTCTTTGAATATAATCTGAATACACTATATTATCTTCTATAGGATTATTTATTGTTATTCTCTGACCAGTATTTGATGTAATTGCTAATTCTGGGTTAAATGATGTATCCCCATTACCAACTAGACTATTATTTCTATACGGTCCTATGTATTCTGCTAAATATATTGTATTTGATGTAGAATCAATTTCATGTATCTGCGCCGTAAACACAACATCGTTATTTACGTCAACTTGTGATATTATACTATTTGCGTTCAGCTTTCCAAAATCATCAGTTGTAATTGCGATTCTATTATCAAATATATTAGGATCAACAGCAGTATTTGCTGCGCCGCTTCTCCATGTTTCACCAACAGCCGGTGTTCTATATTCAGGGCTTCTTACAATGCCAATAGCACCATAAGTATTTGTAAATCCAATCTTTGTATTATCTTCCGCTGTAATATAACCATACATCGAGAAATGTTTACATCTTAATTCATCTATTAAATTATAACCGTGACCACCTTTAGGTTCGATCACTGGTCGTATCGTTGCTCTCACATCGGTAGACGTATTATTATCTGGTAAAAAGTCAACCGCAGGATCTATTACATTAGCAATTGCGTTATTATATCCTGAACCTTTATTTAATAGTATTACTTTATTTATTGTTCCATTATCAATTTCAGGAATTGCTACCGCTCCTATTCCATCACCAGTGACTTCTACTCTTGGAAATATTTTACAATTTGCATTACTCTTAGCACCGCAGACAAAGAAATCAGTTACAGCTTCCCAAGTGCCACCTGAAGTATAAGCTCCAAATGCTGTACCGTTTAAAGCTGTTGCTAAGTTTGGAGATGTTCTTAATGAGAATGTGTCTGTGGTTAAAGCGTCAACATAATAAACAGGAGTATCGGTTCCTACATCAACGTTTATCTCTGTCATACCACCGACGTTACTAAACCTAATAGGTTGACCGTCAACTAATCCATGATCCGTTGCCGTTATGACAACTGGAGAAGCCTGAGTTGCACCTTCTACAGATCCACGAGTTGGATTTGCTATTTCACCACCTACTCGTATTTCAACTTTACCCGTTGTCGTATTTGCTTTATAATATTCTATTTTAAATAGATTAGTAACACTTGAACTTTGATTCGTTACATATAAGTATTGCCCTACAAAGTAATTATCAATGTTACTCCAATCTTGTTCTCTTGGATCTACTTGTAATCCAACAAGACCATGAACGTTATAACCACCTGTTCTTCCGTAAGCAATTTCAATGACTCCGTTCTTTTCAACATAGCCTTGGTTTGAGGTTACATTTGTAACTTGGATTTCAGAAATACCGCCGCCGTAAACATCCGCAGGTTCAACAGTTGTACTAGGATCAATTGGTATATAACCTAAAGCATTATAGGCCTCGAATTGTAATGTAGTAAGACGATACATATACTTCCAAACATAGCCGTCTGCAGTTTCATAAATTTGATTTAGGTTAGCAGCATCAAATGTTGGTGGTGAGTTAGCAGAACCTCTTTCATTATTATTTAAACATTTATAAATTCGATAATCACCAGTGTCATTATCGTTAGGCCCAACAACTGCGTAGAATTTAATTCCATCTAAATCACTAGTATCATCATACTCTTCATATACTACTCCTCTTTGCCAAGGATAGTATCTTATCATAAAGTTGATGTCTTGATTACGTATCTTCTTACCAAATAAAGTTTTTTCCAAAAATTCGTTTTGTGAACTCGCCGAATCTGCTGGAGTTATTCCACCAATTGAAGACACAAACATATAATAGTCATCATTCGCCTTTGCATCAGCAATGAATAACTTGTTTACGTCTTGATTAAAATTGTTCGTTAATATTTCTGGCATTTTTTCACGTTCACTCTATATTTTAGTTTATTTATTACGAACATCCTAAGAACTGAAAGAAACCTTCGGTCGAGGCCAAGCTCTCCCAGAAATAGGCCTTCTTCCTTCGCTTGTCTGTTCTGATCCACCAGCGATGTATTTACCGCTACCCATTCTTATACCCCAAGGAATATGTACTCTTAATGGAGGAGTTCCACATAGTTCAGTCAATTCCAATCCACCATTTATATAAGTATTATCTTTAATTCTATTTACTTCGTTAGCGTTATATAATTTCGCTGAACCATAATTGCCTGCTGTTACAGTATTAGAAAAGTCAAATAGATCTTCTCCAATTAAATTTGCTTTAGCATGTTTTTTCATTAAAGCTTTTAGTTCTGCTATGCTTGGATATACTCCTCTTTGAGTAAAATACCAATCTAAGAATACAATTGCACAAGACGCGGCGACAGGAGCAGCACAACTTGTTCCACTAAAGAATCCCCATGTGCCATCCGCATAAGTAGTTCCATTCGCAGCGCTTATCCAAGTGTAAGCGCCATAGGCTGCAAAATCAATCATCGGTCCTCTTGTACTGTAATCATCCATTAACCTATTTACATCATCTTGTTGACAGGCAGCAATTGTAAACTGATTTGCGCCACCTTCAATTTCAGTTCGTAAAGGATAAAAAGATAAAGCATTACTACTTGTAATAGAGGTAAGTTGAATTCTGTCTTCACTGTCTGTTGTATTTAAAATACCATTCGCTCCAACACCAACAATGATTTTATTATTCCATCTTGCATCTTCAGGATCTACGGCGATGCCAGTATCATTACCTGCAGACTTGAAATGATAAATTCCATTATAGCTATTAAACTGTGTCATGATCGTATCATAGAAAGATTGTCTTGTTTCTTCATTAACTGAAATACACCAATAGTCCTGTCCATCTGTAGGATCTTGAACAACTCTTGGAATAAACATATTATCAGTAAATGGTGTTAAGTCAGTACCCCAAGAATTTCCTACAGGTCTATTAATAACAGTGTTTATTCCAGTGTCAGGATTAAATACATCTAATGCTTGAATATGATCACAACGATACATTCTTTGGTGGTTACTATTATATCCCCATGCACCTGTGACGACGGTTGCATTACGAACACCAGTCGCAGGATTTACAGGTTTTGAAATATGCCATTGAAGAGCACCATAATATGCAGCGGTAACTCCATCCGATAAGTAAATAACTCTTAATGAAGAATTCTTACCCCAACTACAAAATTTACCACCTGCTGCACTAAGTACACCAATTGCATGAGAAGAAAACTTGTCATTAGGATTTGTGATTTGATTATTTCTATTATCGTTTAAACTTGAGGAAACAGATGACCAATCCATAGGTATAAATCTTGGTGTGCTTGGATCATTTAATTCTGCAAAATCTACATGATTAATATGATTGGCATACGCAGAGTTAGGAGTACCTGCTTCTATCGCAACAATATCTACATAATCACCAGCAAAGTTTTGTTTCACTGTATCGGTAAAACGGTATTCAGGATCTTGGAACCATCCAAAAGGTGGAGTACCATTAGGAGCTTCAAACTCACTTGTGAAAAACATATTTAAACCAGTTGATGTTGCGCCAACAGTTGATGGTGCACCACTTGGAATATATCTTGTGCGATATGTTACTGTACCACTTTCGTATCTTGGTGTTGTTGTAGGATAGGCCATATCAATTGGTGTTTTCTCTACTCTACATTCTTGAACTTTACCACTTGATATAATTGTTTCTGCTTCTTCCTCAGTTAACTTCATAGTTATCAAGCCATCAAATAGATCTGGGTTAATTTTTAACTCCATTCCACTTGCTTCGTTTTCCAGGAGGTCCAATTCAGGAACACCCGGTAGCATAACTATGTTGTAAAGTTTCTTTTCCATTTATTAACTCTCGAGTTTAAGTGCGTCGATAGTAACTGTAACTGTACCTGATGATCCTGAGTTATTTTGAACTGCTACAGGAACTTGTGTTTCTGAATTATCAAGCCAACCAATAATTGCTGGTGTTAATTTAAATACCTGAGTACCAGAACTTGTTGAAATAATTTCAGCAATAACTCCTGAACCATCCGCAGGATCAGTGCCTTGGGTTCTACCTGCGTCTGCTGTTCTTGAAGCCATATCAGAATATATTCTTACCCAACATTGCTTATCTACAGTAATCTTTTGTAAAGCAAATGATTTACCTAACGTTGCGTATACAACGTCTCCTGATGCACCGTTGGCAATAGAACTTGTTGTTTCTGCTTCTTGTACTCTTGATGCTCCACCGCCACCGCTTGCTGATGGGTCAGCAATTACAATATCACCAATCATTCCTGCGTGAGCAGTACAAATATACTTATATGTACCACTTATAGATCCTGGTACTTTCCAATATAATACACCGCTTGTTTTACCTTGCGCGGCTGAACCTGTTGTTTTTGTTCCATCTGTCGCAATATGAACAAGTCCTGTATTATATGCACTACTTGCGTCTGAACGAATTTCAAACGGATGAGAAGCAGTAACACCTGTTAAATCAAAAGCAATTGTTTCTCCTGCATTAACATATAATGATGGATTATCTGTTGTGCCATAATGGTCTGAACGATACGCGCTTGAACCGTTAGGTGTCATTACATGAACTGTTGTAGCAGGATACGCCATATCGTGGATATCAAGATCAGCTGTATCAACTTCTGTTAAACCGGCAAGAGTACTACTACCGCCACCGCCACTTGCAGCAGCCCATTGATAATCAGTACCACTCCATTGTAGGAATTCGTTTGCACTTGCGCCTGAAACATTTAAATGAGTATCAACTTTGGAATCCGCATATCTAATTGAAGATTCTACTGAAGCAACACCATTCGTTGCTTCGATTGTAGAGCCGTCTGTAATAGCAGCGACAAAGTCAGCAACTGTTTCTTTCTTTGAATCACCCGAGTCGTTAGCATCAATAAATCCAATACTATCAGCCGCTTGGTCGATTACACCGGAAGCCAAACCATTTAGATCTGTTCCGCCACCACCGCCACCGCCACCTGATGAAGCAATTGTAATTGTATCGGCAGTATTATTAGCAGTTAATGTTACGTTAGCACCTGCGACAAAAGTAACTTGAGATGTAGCACTATCCGCACCAATGGTAACTCCACCAACAGTCATTCGGTTAAATACATTTTGATCTGCAGGCTGACTCACCCAAGAATAATCTGAACCATCCCAACTTAATACTTCGTTATCACTAGCACTGCTTGTATTTAAATGACCATCAACATCGTTATTTGCGTATGAGCCACCACCGCCGCCACCTGATGCAGCTTCAACCCAACTATAAGAACCGTTTGCACTTGTTCCGAGAACGTAACCATCTACTTCATCATTTAATATATTGGCCGAATATACAAATGAGTTAAGAGGGTCTGTGTGATTAGTAATTGCTCCGCCTGAAGTATCGGATAATAATTTTCTCCAAGTACCGTGGGCGTAATATAATGCGCCTGTGTCGTGAGCATGTCCAATGGAACCATGATAAGTTGATGGACTAACCGCTAAGAGTTCAGCTTCAGTATTATATAAGAATGATACTTTGTTTGGTTTACCTATTAAGTCTAATGCACCGTTTGTGTCAAATAAATCAATTGGATTATTTGCGTTACCCAGTGCCAGGTATACTTCTGTAAAGTTATCGTTTGCTTTATCAAAAGCATTACGTAACGGATCACCTGTTCCGTCATTCGCAGATGCTCCGATATTAATTATTTGCTTGGCCATAGCTCTTATTTCCTAATTTATCTTTAATTAAATATTTATTGTTAATATGTTGTGTCGTAATCATTCTCGAAGTATTTGTTAATTAATCTTCTCATGTCAGGTGTTACAGCATGTCCTACACCAGCTTCTCTCAACCATACTACTTTACCGTAATCACTAATCCTACTGTTTGTACCATATACGAATCCGCCTGTTAACTGAGACCCAGTATAATTAGTTGCTTGCGCA